GACGGTCGTAGTGCTGGAAGCCGCTGTACACGTCTCTGTTCTCTCAGCTTTGCTGCATTGTAGTTAGCAAGGCTAGTAGACCCTGATGCCAGTTCCTTTACCAGACTGCATATACATCGGGTTGAAGGCACCAAGGATTAGATAGCCGAGACCGTCTGTCCAGTGCTCGATATTGGCTGACTTGTCGATGACGTAATCAGTCGCGCCTTCTTTGAAGCAGACATTCTTAAGCGCCTTGATCGTGTGCTTACAGCGCGGATGGATAAACAGACGCATCTGACCATCGGCAGTGCGGATCATCCAGTTGGTTGAGTTGATCTTGTCTTTTACTGCCCAGGGTGCTCGTGGGCTGATGCATTGGAAGCCGTATCGGCGGATGATGTCGTGGTCGGTGCGACCCGCCGAAGATGTCTTGCGGGCGCTCCCTGTTGGATCTGGATAAGCAATAATTCGCCGGTCCGGGAATCGTTCCTTAAGGAGTTGGCAGACTTCATCGGTATTGGACTGCTTTACAGCGAGTTCATCCCAGATGTGCACAGTATCACCGACACGAGAAGCCAAAACGCCAGCCATGATACCAACGTTAAAGTCAGTGCCCCAATAGATTTCTCCGCCGGTGTCTTTGACATCTTCGGAGATGTTGTCATCGCTGAAGTCAGGGTAGACGCGTCCGGCGAGGGTCTCGAAGCTAGCGAGGAACTCTTGACGGAAGGTGCGCTCGTCGAGCGTGCGGCGTGCTGCTTCGATCTCATCGGCAGGCACATTGCCGCCTTGGATGGTTGTGTAGGAGAAAGTTCGCCAGTCTTCTTGACCCTGGGCTTGCTCCCAAAGGTCGTGGAACCAGTTGAGCCCGGCAGGGGTGGTGATAAACCAAGCTGGACCGCCTTGGTCTGAGAGAGCAGGACGCAGGACCATGTCCCAGGCTTCCTGCTTAACGTAAGCAGCCTCGTCGATGATCAACGCGCTAAGGCTCACGCCACGAAGGCTGTCGGCTGACTCGGCGCCCTTTAACGAGATGACGCTGCCATTGACAAGTTCAAGGCTGAGTTCAGATTCGTTCTTTTTGGAATATGCCTCTGGCGGGACCATGGCGCGGAGCTGACGCCATGCGATCTGCTTGGAGGATTTATAGGTTTGGCTGACGTACCAGCAAAGGCTGCCGGGGTTTTCAATTGCCCAAGCGACAAGGCGAGCAATGCAGAGATAGGTCTTACCGAAACGACGACCAGAGCAAAGGAGCTTGAAGCGCTCTGGGGAGTCCCAGACCTCGCGCTGCGGAGGCGTGAGGCTATTGATGAGCTGAGAGGTCAAAGGCGAAAGATCAGTGACCTCGGTGACGGGCACAGGCGGCTCTAGGAGTTTGCCGCCAGGGCAGGCGTCTAGGAGGCTCACTTGGTCAAGCCAATGAGTTCAGCTTGCAGACGCAGGGCATTGATAGCGACCTGCATTTGCCCACGCTTTTCAGCTTGCATCCGTATTGAACGGAGCCCAGCGAGGGCTTCAGCGAGGAATTGTGGGCGCGAGAGCTCACAGTCTTCTTCGATCTTTTTACGAGCGCGCTCGATGTAGGTATCAGCAGAGCGAACAGAGACGCGCCAGTTATCTGCCGCGAATTGCAGGATGTCAGAGCGTGATCTGCCGTCTACGAGAAGCCCATAAACGGTGTTGACTCTGAATTCTGTTTCGGCTGCAGTCGATCGCCCCGACACTGAAGTATTTCTTCCCTGCTTAAAGAGTACAAGAAGGATAAAAGTTATTGAAGGCGACGGAGCTGATTGATTTTTGGTTCAACGAGGTGATGTGACGAAACGACCCCGCAGTTGGTGCCGATGCAGACGCGAACGCAGCCATCAGGCAAGTTTTCCAAGGTCGGCTGGACGGAGGTAGCGGCTGACTCGACCAAGTGGTTCAGGCGCTCGCGGGGGCTCTGGGTCATTGATCTTTTGGTACAGAGCTAGGTAGTAGTCATCCCACAGTTTGAGAAGGGCTTGGGCTTGGCTGTTTGTTAGGTGGTTCATGGACGGAACAAAGGACAGCGGCGGTGATGGCTTCGACGATCGGGCGCGAGCAGGAGCCGTTAGACGCTCTCAGAGCGGCTAGGACGGCGTTCTGGTACTGCCGCAGGCTGATGGGCGGCGCAGAGGGCTTAACGCCCGGTGCAGGGTCTCCTAGGGCTCGCAGACGCATCAGCTGCGAGCGGTTTAGGTTCAGCGCCTTCGCCTGAGCGTCGATGTGATCGCGCTCCTCGGGGGTCAGATAGACCCTGACTTCGATCTTGCTCATCTCAGAAGGGCAGCGGTTCTTCGGGGGCTTTCGTCGGGAGGTCACGGGGGCTAACGACTTCGACCCTCGGCTGGGGTGCGATGTCCTGCATCAGGTTGCGGTACGCCTGCGGGTTGATGTGCCCAGGTGGCGCTTTGTCGAGATCTTCGACGGTGCAGCGCCCGGCGTCGATCATGCGGCGGAGAATAGTCCGTGCGCCCTCTTCAGTCGAGAGGCGGGTAAGGCGTTGGGTAGGCATCAGTCGAAGGCTTCGAGGCGTTGGCGTTCTTCTTCCGCCCAGGGATGGCGGACCCAGCGACCTAGGGCGCGAGCGCCGGAGGCACCGGGGATTGGTGGGCAGTAGGTGCAGTAGTAGCCCTCTTTGTCGTACATGCCAATAGCGTGTTCGCTGTTGACAGGGCTGTAGTGAAAGCGAACCTCGCCAAGCTCGGTTTCGCTGAACATCGCGGAGGTAGCGATGCGGTAGACGTTTTTGGGTGATATGCGTTCTTTGTTGTCGAAAACTTGGTGAACGCACTTCCCTTTGTTGCCTGGGTCGTAAAGCGGAAGCATCAGAAGACGTAGGTCGCGTGGTTAATAGGCTGCTGCCCGGCAGGCTTCTCGTTGACGGTGGCGTAGCGCTCGTCTCGCAGCCAGCGGAAGCAATCGGGCAAGGGGCTAACAAAGGCATCACCGGCTGCTTGCTGGTGAGCGATTTCTATTTCAAGGGCTTTCTGTAGGTCTGCTTCGGTTTCGGTCCGGATGGTTTTCTGCCACTGGCTGAGGGCTTTGGGCTTGGACTGGCTTGAGGCACGAATCGGAGCTGACAGATAGGTCTTCCAGAAGCGCTCGAAGGCTTCGCTGCCCTTTGCTCTGGGCTTTCGCTTGGGAGGCTCTGGAACGGCTGCAAAGTCGCTTTGCAGCTTTAAGAGTGGGTTGTTGTTAATGGGTTCTTGTTCATGGGTTCTTGTTAGTGGAGCATTTTTGCTCCGGGTAGGTGGAGCATTTTTGCTGGGGGTGCCCGGAGCATTTTTGACCCGGGTTATTTTTGACCCCAGTTCTTTTTGCTCCGGGTGGTCAACGCGGATGTAGTAGACGGTGGTTCGCCCAGGGCGAAGCTCAACTTGGACCCAGCCGGTTTGGACAAGCGCCGAAAGAGTGCGCTGTACAACCTTTTCGCAGATGCCTGTTTCGCGTGAAATTGTCGGAACTGAAGCAAAGCAGCCCTGCGTGGAGTTCCAGCCGTGACGGTGCAAGCAGGCGTACACACCCCAAACTTTGTAATCAGGATGGGAGTCCATTAGGCGGTAAGGGATTACTGCAAAGCCGCTGGATTTGACTGTTGCTTTCATGTAACGTTGCGGGGCAAGAAGCGGTTTCCTAGCCTCGGGTCGCGCCGGGGCTTTTTATTTTGGCGACGGCTACTTGGTTTGTCTTGCCTCCTTTTCGAGTCGCTTGACGCCTTGGTCGAGGATCTCGTTCACAAAGGCTTTGCGGGTCAGATGCGAGGGTTGAAGCGCGTCGATGCGCCCAAGGATCTCGTGAGCGATGCGGATTGTGACGCCTTTGGTTCCGGGAATTGCCATGCTTGAAAAGCGCTGAAACGGCGCTAAGCTAGCCCGGCTCCGTCCTTTTCGCAACTTGCTTGCCCCGATCCCTGACCTGTCCTTTTTCGAGGGCATCCATCGTTACCAGTACAAGGGGAGGTGGCTGCCCTTCAGCGTTTCCAAAGTCGCTAGCCCTGCCAGCCCTGAAGCTGAGCGCAGGTTCCAGGAGACGCGGCACATCTGGGAGCCAAGGGGGAACGCGGTTCACACTTACTGCGAGACGCTGCTGAAGGGCGGCATCCTTTGGAAGGACGAGTTCAAGGACTGGACCGACGAGCTTGACGACTGTTGGCTTCTGACCGAGAGCGAGGCGGTCGCGGTTGAGTATCGGCTCTGCGATGCCAGAAAAGGGATCGGTGGCAGCTTTGACTTCTTGGTTCGGACTAGCAACGGCAAGCTCGCGCTAGGCGACCTGAAGACTGTTGGCAGCGACAAAGCGATCAGCCAGCGGCAACCTGCCAAGGCTCAGCTTGGCGGCTACCTGTCAATGCTCATCGACCACCATCCTGGGCTGACTGTTGATGCTTGTTACACTCTGGTCTCAGGACCGGGGCGCTACCGGCTGATCAAGAGCGAGCCGGACGAGTGCCTGATGGCTTGGGTCGATGCTTGGGATTTCTTCAAGCTGGACCAAGGGCTGTTTTGATGCGCTTGGACTGGGACGAGATTTTTTCTAAGCGTCCAGACTTGGATTCCCCTGGCTACGGGCAAGCCTCAGAAGCTGGTAGGGCTCGAAGCGAGGAGCGGTACCAGCGGGTCGGGAAAAGGCGAGCGGGTACCAGCGGCAAGAGCAAGCCGCCAATGTTTCCCAGCCTGAAGCACGGCGCAGACTGATTTCGGCAAAGCGCCAAAAAAGCGCCGAAAGGGCTTGCTTTTCTTCGCTGGTCATGCCATTGTTTCTGCACGGGCAGCAGCCCACCTTTTCTCACCCAATGGAAAACGTCGAACTCCGCCTGGAAGCTGCAAAGGAACAGCTCTCCCTCGCCCAAACCGCTTACGTCCACAGCTTCGCTCGCGGCGATTTTGCCGAGTGCTCGAAAGCCAAGCGCAAGGTCGCAAAGCAGCTCAAGCAAGTACAGCTGCTGGTTGCCGAAAAGCTCGCCCTTCGCTGAACCATGAAAGCCTTTGAAGTCGGTCAGGTTTATTTCGGAACCCTCTGCGTCGCGCACGGCGACTTCCCTGTCATGTGCGTTAAGCGCACAGAAAAGTCCGTCTGGTTTGAGCACGTCAACATGCCGCAGCATTACGGCGCTGGGCGCTGCAAGGCTCAGAAGTTTGACGACGGCACCGAAGCAGCGATGTTTCGCGGCTGGTACATCAGCAGTACCAAGCTGACTGGCGGCGATTTCGACCCTTTGACTATCTAAGCCATGAAGGACATCACCACCGGAGCACCATCGAATCGCACCGAGGTTCGTTATGAGGTCGAGTTCAACGCTGTCGAGCTTGACCTGCTGTACGAACTGACCCGTCAAGCTCGCAATTCATTACCAGATCCTTATGACACCCCAGAGCCAGGCAGCTGGGCAGCAAGCATCATTGCGCTAGACGACAAGCTCACCAGCCTTTTTCACAAACGCCGCCGCTAGCCATTCCAAGACCGAATCGCCCTCGCAACAACCCAGGCAAGGAAGTCCCCGACAACCTGCTGTTCACCGCTCTTCGCTGGG